AGAGATTACAAAGGTTTTGGTAATCAAGGAATGACAGGAGTAAGGGTTGGTCGTATTGTTGGAAGAAAGATTAATCCAGAAACAGGCAAAAGAGATGACTACAACCCAGACTTAAAAGCAGAACAAAGATTAGAACCTAGATTTGATCAAAAAAGCGGAACTTTGACAACAGTTCAAAAAGACAATGTATTAATTGTTCCAGAAGCTACTAAGAAAGGCTACACAGAAATAGAAGATGGTGATTGCTTTGATGCTACTTTTATTAATAGTAAGACTAGGCGAGGTCGTAACATGAAAGACAAGAGTAACTGCCTAACTGCTGCAAACTTTGACTATATGAGATACGAGCATCCAACCTATAGAAAACTAACCCCAATTGAATGTGAAAGACTACAGACTTTGCCAGATAACTATACTGAAGGTGTATCTAACACACAACGCTATAAAGGTTTAGGTAATGGCTGGACAGTTGATGTTATTGTTCATATCTTACAAGGCATTAAGGTTGCTGCATAATGGCTGAATTAAACATTGATCTACATCCAGCTCAACTTCAAATATTTCACTCTAAGAAACGATTTAAGATAGTTGCTGCTGGTAGACGATTTGGAAAGTCCTACCTTTCTGCTTGGTTATTATTAATCAAAGCAATTCAGTCTGAAAGCAAAGATGTGTTTTATGTTGCTCCTACCTTTCAACAAGCTAAAGATATTATGTGGGCAATGTTAAAGGATTTAGGTCGAGACCTTATAGCCCAGGCTCACGAGAACACAGCCGTACTAACGCTTATTAATGGCAGAAAGATATACCTCAAGGGTAGTGATCGACCAGAAACGCTCCGTGGTGTTGGACTATCCTATGTCGTGTTAGATGAATATGCTTCGATGAAGCCAGTCGTATGGGAACAAATTATTCGCCCTACGCTTGCAGATGTAAAAGGTGAAGCTTTCTTTATTGGTACGCCAGCAGGAAAAAATCATTTCTTTGATTTATACAAAGATGCTATAGATGATGATGATTGGGAAGCCTTTCAATTTAACTCAACCGATAATCCGTATCTACCAGCAGAAGAGATTGAGGCATCTAGGAAAACAATGTCCTCTATGTCCTTTAGGCAAGAGTTTGAGGCTTCTTTTGAAACAGGATCGGGTGGTATCTTTAAAGAAGAGTGGTTTAAAGTTGATGACGAACCAGAAGAAGGTAATTATGTTATTGCTGTTGACCCAGCAGGCTATGAAGCCATAGAAAAAGAAAGGAATCTTAAAAGGTCTAGGTTAGATGAGACCGCTATTGCTATTGTAAAGATTGACCGTGATAAGTGGTGGGTGAAAGACATCATGCATGGCAGATGGAACATCAAAGACACCGCTAAGAAGATATTAAAGTCAGCTATTTTAGTAGAAGCAACAACAGTAGGCATTGAAACAGGTGCTTTAAGGAACGCTATCTTGCCTTACCTTGAAGATGAAATGAGAACGGAAGGTCAATGGGTCAGTATTGCAGAGCTTAGACATGGTGGTAAAAGAAAGAACGACAGAATTACTTGGGCTTTGCAAGGAAGAATGGAACATGGTCAGATTACTTTTAACCCAGACAAAGATTGGAAAGCGTTTAGTAATCAAATGATGGATTTTCCTAACAGACTTGCACATGACGATTTACTAGATGCCTTAGCGTACATAGACCAAGTATCGGTTGCTGATTTTGCTCATACAATAGAACTAGAAGAAGATTGGAGTCCAATGGATGCGATATCAGGATATTAATATGGAAGATGAAATAGATTTTGAACAAATGAGTGAAGAAGAGATCAATGAAATACTTGTTTACTCTGAAACACAAGAAAACTTACAAGAGCGATACGAATGTGCCTGTCAAATACTTGCCAATATGATAGAAGATATGGAATTTGGCGCTTACTCTAATTCTGAGATGGTTGACATGACAATTTGTAAGATGTTTATTGATGGTTTTATTAATGTAGAAAAAAAACCTCGTCAATATCATTAATCGTAGAATAATATTCTACAAATGCTCTAGTAACCCTAATAGAAACCCCTTTTTATGGTATAATATAGCAAAACTTTTCTAAAGGATATTATTGATGAACCCTTATGGATAATAAAGAACATAAATACCAGGCTTTAGCTAGTTGGCTCAATTATCGACTAGATGGATGGCGCACTCACAGAGATATAAACTACATCCCTCAATGGGATGAATACTATCGCCTGTGGAGAGGTATATGGGCAGCCGAAGATAAAACTAGGCAGTCAGAAAAGTCAAGAATTATAGCACCTGCTCTTCAGCAAGCTGTTGAGTCAAGTGTAGCCGAGTTAGAAGAAGCAACTTTTGGTCGTGGTAAGTGGTTTGACATAAAAGATGATATGTTAGATGAAGATCCGTCAGAAGCAGAGTATATACGCAACTTGTTACAGGAAGATTTGGAAAAGACTGGCTGTAAAGACGCTATCTGTGAAATCTTTCTTAATGGGGCAGTCTATGGAACGGGTATTGGTAAAATAGTTGTCGATCAAACGATTGAACGCTCCCCCTCTGAAGTACCAGTCGCAGGTACTCTTACCACCACTCGTCAGTTAGTGGAAATCCCTTCTATAGATGTTCGCATTGAACCAATTAGTCCAAAAGAATTTCTTATTGACCCTTCTGCTAACAATATTAATGATGCACTAGGCGTTGCACACGAAGTTATTAAACCTAGATACCATGTTATTGAAGGTATGCGCTCTGGTATATACAGAGATGTACCTCTTGATGGAGATTATCAAACAGCAAGATTTTCTTACGATCCAGAAATTAGAAGTCAAGACGAATCAGACTCCGTAAAGATTACAGAATATTGGGGTAAAGTTCCAAAGCGTTTTTTAAAGGCAAAAGCAGATAAAGATGACTTTGAATACAATAAATCAGATGAATTAGTAGAGGCTGTAGTAACTATAGTAAATGATGAATACATTTTACGAGTAGAAGAGAACGCTTTTATGATGGTAGACCGCCCTTTTATTTCTTATCAACATGACTGCGTACCAAACAAGTTTTGGGGTAGAGGCGTTTGTGAAAAAGGCTACAACCCACAAAAAGCATTAGATGCAGAATTAAGAGCAAGAATAGACTCTTTAGCTTTAACTACAACGCCAATGATGGCTGCCGATGCAACTCGCATACCACGAGGACACAAATTTGAAGTTAGACCTGGCAAAACAATATTAACTAATGGCTCTCCTAGAGAAGCTATTATGCCTTTAGACATGGGGCAAACTGATCAGTCAACATTTATGCAGGTAACAGCGCTGCAAAACATGATTCAAATGGGTACTGGAAGCGCAGATACAGGTAGTGCAGGTAATGATACTGCTAGTGGTATGTCAATGATGCAGTCTGCTTCTATTAAAAGGCAGAAACGCACCTTAATGAACTTCCAAAATACATTCCTTATACCAATGATTAACAAAGCTATGTATAGGAAGATACAATTTGATGTAAACCGTTACCCTGTTACTGATTACAAATTTGTGCCTTACTCAACTATGGGCATTATGGCTAAAGAGTTAGAAATGCAGCAAATGGTGCAAATGTTACAAGCTGTTCCTAAAGACTCACCTGCGTTTAATGTTATTTTGTTAGCAACATTCCAAAATTCTTCTATGCACAATAGAGATCAAATTGTTAATGCGCTTATGCAAGGTGATGAGCCTGATGAAGAAGCACAAAAAATGCAAGAAGCACATATGCAATTAGAAATGCAGCAGCTTGAAGCAAACATACAAAAGACATTATCTGAGGCTAAAGAAGAAGAAGCTAGAGCTATGAAACATCAATCAGATGCAATGAGCAATCAACCAAATGACATGGATTTCCAAGAAAAACTACTTAAATTACAAAAAGATCAAATTGGATTGCAAAAAATTGCTGCTGATATTGAAAACAAACGCAGTGAAACTGCTCGCAACATACCAGAAGTAGAACATCTTAAATCTGAAACTATATTAAACCTAGCTAAAGCTAGAGAAGCTGGTGCAAAAACAGTTATAAACGGAAATTTCCAATAATTAAAAACCTTCTATGGCCAAAACAGATGTACAGTTTATAGAGGACAGGTTAGCAATGATGGAGTCAGATGGATGGCTTGATCTTGTTGCTGATTTAGAAAACATTCAGACTAATGTAGTAGATATCGACACAATGTCTGATGAGAAAGACCTTTTCGAAGCAAAAGGGCAGTTGTCAATTATTCGGTTTTTATTAACGCTTGAGAACACAACTGAAATCACTTTGGAACAATCTCAAGAAGAGTAATTTTTTTAAGACTCCAAAATTTACATAACTTCATAACCCTACTGGGCGGAGACCACAAATGAGTATAGTAGTAGACACTGCACCTTTAGATGCAGCACCAATAACAGACATCCAGGAACAATTTACAGAAGATACAACCCAAGATTTACAGGCTGGGGAAACCCAACAACCTGCATCTATTATGCCTGAAAAGTATGCTGGGAAAACAACTGAAGATTTAATAGAGATGCATCAAAATTTTGAAAAAATGCAAGCTACGCAAAACACAGAGTTAGGCGAACAGCGAGCATTAATACAAACTTTACAAGATGCAAAAAAAGCAGCCGAAACTATTTCACCACTAGAAGAAGCAGTTAATTTTGAACAAGATTTTTATAGTGACCCTGCGGATGCAGTAAAT